TTTTGATGATATGAGGAGCTCCTTCAATGATTTCATTAAATGTTTTCATTTCTTAGTTAATTTTAATTGCGTTGTTTTCATTTAGAAAATTTACAAGATCTGCAATTTCATTATGGTAATAACATTCTCTTTGACCAGGGTTATGACATGAAACACCAGTATAAGTTCTATGCTTAGTTACTTCATGAATAATGAATGTTGTTCCTGATTGGATTTTAAATTCGGATTTCTCAGTGATGTCAGATATTATAATCATATTTCCTTTATTTTATTGATAGTTAAAATTAACCAATAATAAGAAGCAATGCAAATTCTAAATGTTAAATTTTTGTTAAACTTTTACCGGCTTTAAATTCTTTAAGATATGATCACTTAATAATTTAAGATCTTCTTGATTTAAGTAGGTAAGAAATATGTCAACACCATTTGTCATAGTGATCTCTACGTCACCTTCTTTGTCAGCATGAAACACTTCAAGTGTTTCCCACTTTCCTTTAAACTCAACGGACTGCCACTTAGTGCCTTCGTCGATAATTCTTCCTTTTGTTAATGTAGCCATTTTTGTTTAGTTAAGTGGTTGTTCTGTTTTAGAACCGTCGGGTTTTGAATATACAATCTTAGAAGGTGTAACTTCAAAAGATACGTCTTCTAATTGTTTAATGTAATCAGCTGCTTTGCCTTTCTTAAGATATGCAACTGTTGCGTGTGGATGATAATCCGGGAAATTTGTAGTATGAGGTAATTCACTAAGTGCTTTATTGATTTCATGCAACTTAGGACATTCCGCGTCAAATTTTAGTACGTCATAGTTTTCGCTTTCAAACGCAGAAGCACCTGCTAAACGAATAGCTGGAATTTGACCTGCACTTATGCGCATAACATCAGCTTCTTCAATTTCTTCAGAATGTAATCCGTAAAGTAATGTTACATGGTGATCATCTTCTATTCCATATTGGTCGCCGTCTTCAGTGTATAGGTCATCTGGATTAATCTGTTCTTGAATCTTTTGTAACTCAGGACAGTCAAAGTAAACCATTGAACAGCCAAAATCATATGTATTGCTTTTTTCTTCTAACTTACTACTGTTAGTAAACTCGTTGTAATTTAACATATATAGTGTATTTAGATTTTATATACACTATGGGTAGAATGGTTTTATGCAGAGTAGTAAGAACCGTCTTTAAGAAACACTTCACCTTTTTCTTCAAGAACTTCTGTAACACTTTCATCAGAAGTTATTTCATCATAGTATTTTTCTAAGGCTTTGTAATATTTGTCAGATTGAGTTCTTGCCCATTCTGTTATAGTAGTTTCAAATGCATGAATGAAGTCAGGTGTTTGAATATCGTAAACTTCAATGTTTGCTTCAATAGTATTTGAGTGGCAATAACGTGAAGCAAAAGTTTCACCGCGTTTTATGATTGCAATTTCCATTGCTCCATCAAAGTCTCTAACTTCTTGAGGAAGATTTTCAAAATTTTCCATAAATAGCCTTAAGTCAGTAACTCTTCCAGTAAAGCAAGCGCCATCACCTTGTGAATAAAAACCAGAGAACTGAGTTTCAATTTCAGCAAATCCAGCTTCAACCATATCTTCGGTAAAGCCTTCAGTTATAGGATCATGCCAATCGTCAAGTTGTGTTTCATAATAACGATTCTTTTCTAAAAGTTTTTCTTGAACCTCTTTTGATAATTCAGAGAACTTGTAAAGGTTGGTAGTGATAGTTTTCATATAGGATAATTGTTTTTTATTGATAGTTAAAATTAATCAAAATACTAATGTAAAGCAAATTCTAAATGTTAAAGTTTTGTTAAACTTTTAATCAATCCCACCAACGCTCAATATTTTGTTCCATTAATTTGAATAAAAGTTTTCTTGCTCTATCATGGTTAATATGTCCAATGTTCATAGCAATAATTTGTTTATCTTCTTCACGGCCTTTTCTAGAAAACACTCCTTCACCAGCTAAAACTCTTTTATAGATTAGTGGATATTTTTTAAAGTAGTCATCAAAGTTCTCTTCTAGTAGTTTACTCTCCCATGATGATAAATTTGGCTTATCTGGGACAGGTTCAAACCAGTGTTTAGTTTTGTGGTAGTCAGTATATTCTCCAGAATAAAACTCATCTTGAACTAATCCCATAAGTTTAACACACAGCCTCATGATACGAGCATCAGCTTGAGCACGAGTATGTAAATCTCTACGACCAATGTAATCAGCCTGCGCTGATATCTTATGTTTCATAATCTCAAAGATGTAGTGAGAATCCCAATGGCGGTCTTTCCAAATAATCGGTAACCAATACCAAACACTTTTAACTCCTCTCTTAATAGTTGTATGTAAGTACATACCATCGTTATGCCACCAAGATGAAACATAGTTTAGTTTTCGGGCAATCCAAGATTTCTTTTTTCTTTCTTCAGCCCATTGGTCAAAGATGTCTAATTCTGGTTCCATAGTTTTGTTTTTTATTTGTTAGCAAACGGTCTACCGTAAGCTGGTTTAATCAGTTTCCAAATATGATCTGAGTAATCTTTGTCAGAATACATACAGAATAAGATACCGGAGTATTTATATCTTTTTGCAAAACCTGCAAAGACAGCACGATCTTCAATACCTTCAGCTCGCATTAAAATTTTAAAGATCCACTTATATTCGGTTTCTATTTTAGCATATGCATTTCTGATAGAAGACTCAGTTTCTTTAACCCAGTCAAAGAATTCATCAGGAACGTCAGCAAGCATAGCCTCTGGAAGTTTCCCAAATGTTTTCAGGTTTTCATAGATATCATATGTAGAACATTGAGTCAAGATACGGTGTAAAGCAACATAATCTGTAAACTTAATTTTGGTTCTAAAGTTAGATGGAGAAAATCTTAAAACATATCCTTCTTCATTTTCAGTATTCTTAGCTTTAAGTAATTCATATAATGAATGCCCTATTGGTTTATGAACTTCAGATTTTACAATGTATTTGTTATCTACGTTGTGAGAATATAAAACTTTCTTTGCAACTTCCCACTCAAGTTCTTCCTCTTTATTAAAGATACTTAAGAATACGAATATTTCATTAAACCCGTAGTCAACCACAATTCTGTTTTCTGGGTAAATGATTTCACCCACATAAACAAGATTAATGTCAAACCTATTTAAGTCGCAGTTTTCTTTTACAATTTCTAATCCTTTAATTGCTTGGTCAGAAGTAAAAGATCCACGAGTTGCCATAACCCAATTCCCAGCATAGTTAAACAAGATCCCTAAAGATCCGTCCATCTTATCTTGGATAGTTACTTTTTCAGACTCAAACCAAGGAATGATATTCTTTTGCGCAAGTTCTTCATAATTAAAAAACTTGCCAAACGGTTTAGCAATTATATCACCTTCATCAGTTAAGATAAGGCCTCTACATATTAAAGTGATTTCGTCCCAGTGTGATTCGTATTGAGTTGCTTGAGTATAGTTATAAATAGCAAGAGGAAGTGTTGGGTGAACTTGTTTCATTACCCAGCCTTCCGCTATGTATTTATTTAGTTTTTCAATTAGCATGTTGATTAATTTTATGTTAAAATAGTAAAGACACCTTTCTCAATCATTTCAAGAATTTCTTGTTCCATCCAAATCATATCTTCATCAGGTATGTCGGCAGTGTAGCCTTCTTCATTAGTACAAGATTCTAAATCCATAGTACCATCTTCACGTCTCCAGATATTATCAAAATGAATAGAACCATTAAATGTACATGAGTAGCATTCGTCATTCCCAATTCTAAACAATTCTGTTTTGTCATTTGCCATAATAATGTTGTTTTTAATTATAGAGCAAAATTAACCAATTAGTTTGAACTAAGCAAACTTTTTAATCTAAAGTTATTAACAACTATATAAGACCTTTAAAAGAATCACCGTCGGCGCCTATAATGTCAAATGCAATTACTTGAGTAATCTCTACTTCATGATTTTCATTAATAGTTCCAACGCATCTTGGGCGCATTACAGCAAACCCATGTTCTAGCATACTTAGTGCTGTTTTGCCATTTTGGTTTTGTAAGAAAGTTGCGTCAGCAAAAACAATATCTTCTTTGATGTAAACTTTATCAATGGTATGAGATGCTTTACTTAAATCAACTGTATCAAAAGATCTACCATCTGCATACGATGGATGTTGTAATTCACCAAGCATAGCTCTGTCTTTAGACTTATTATCTTTATAGCATTGAACAATTGTTTTAGCTGCATCTTTAGTATAGATTCTATCGTTGCCATTGGTCACACCAATTTTAAGAACTGGAATTTCTTTAACTTGTTCAGGCATAATTAAAAAGGTAGATCATCATGTTCATTTCCTTCAAGTTTTGCTATTAAATGTCCCACGTCTTGATACACATCAGCAAGAAGTAAACCAGCAGCTTCTAGTTTTTTATAGATTTTCTTTTTCTTTTGAGCTAGCGGATGTTGTAACAAGTGTTGTTCTAAATTAGAAATTAGAACATGAGTTCTGTCAAGCAACTCTAAGTAGTGCCCTTCATTAATTTCAATCTTTACGTTCTTTTCTTTTTTATCTTTATTCTTTCCCATAGTAATAGTTTATTGTTATATTCAGAATTATCGTATTGGTTTTCGATAAACGTAAAGAGTGTCAACTTTATTGTTCTTAATCACTAATTCTATTTGAGGCTTAATTGGTTTCTCTGATTTTATTGAGTCACCTTTAAAAAAGTAATAGCAAGTAGTTCCTATAAACCCAATAGCAAGTACAACGATTATTGTTATTAAGCAACCAAACATTTGTCCTAAAGCATTTCCTAATCCGTCCATTACTTAATGATTATTTCAAAATCCTTTTTACTTCTTTCCACAAGTCCGTCTACAAATTCTTGAGCCTCAACATCAGAATTAAACCATTGAGTAATTTCATGACTACCGTAATGAATTGTAACATTAGATTTTCTAAAGATTTCTTGTGCTTTATCGTCTACACGATATTGACCTGTCTCTAAAAATTCTTCAGTAGTTTCTCTCCATTTGCCATCTGAATAAGAAGACCAACCAGCAGGAATCACATATTGTCTTTCATAAACAAACCCTAAGAATCTTTTTACAGAAGCTGGAATTTCTTCCCACCATGTATACCTAGTTTTTTGTTCAAACTGTATTCTTACTTTGGTAATCTTATCACGGTCAATGTACGTTTTACTTTTCATCTTTTATTTTATTTAAGTGTTGGTCTTTTACTTTTTGAGAAATTGGAATTGCGTCTCCACCTTCATCTATTCTTACAAACTTCATATTGGTTGAAAGTATGATTGACTGCAAGCCAGAATATACATTGTGTGAACGCGCTTCCATATAAATTGTAATTGATGTAGTTCCAATCTTTTGGACCTCACCGTAGATTTTAATTAGCTGTCCTTCCTTAGCAGGTTTCTTAAATATACATTGGTCAATCATAACAGTAACCATTCTTGGCGTATCACAAGTTTGCATTGCAAAAGCAGCAGCTGCCGCGTCCATCCAAGCTAAAAGTTTTCCGCCAAATAAATTTCCGTGAAATCCTAAATCAGATTTCTTAATTGGGTGTGTTGATATTAGTTCCATTAAATTTCTGAGTTTACTTCAATTATATGAGGAGCTGTATACAAGTGCATAAGAGTTCCAGCTTCATCGCTGTCTAATCCTATAAGCCAATTTTTGCCAAGTTCTTTTACATCATCAGGGCATACTAAGAAATCATGAATGTATTGGCTTTGCTTTAACAGTTCTTGTTTCTGTTCTTCAGTTTTAACAATTATCTTTATCATATTAATTACTTAGGGGTGCTGGTATATGTGGATGTGCTTTATAATCTTCTAACATAAAATCGCCAATTTCAAAACTTTCAATTAATCCGTTCATACTTTCGGTATAAGTTCCAGGACCCATACCGCAACCGTCATCAGTTCCAGGATTCCAAAACTCGGTATTCATTATAAGTTTTGGCAAAGGAAACGGTGTTCTTGTATTTTGAACTATGGTTGCAAGTAAATCCTTTTCTGCTTGTCTTGCTGCTGCCGCTTCTTCATAGTTTTGTTTATGTATTTCAGCAATCTTTATTGTGCGAAGTCTTTTAAGTTCTGGGTATAATTCTTCCAATTCTTCATCAGTATATTCTCTACCAATTTGTTCTGCTGCTTGGTCAAGATGGTTTAAGTACAAGTGTGTATCACCAAGATTACCTATAAGCTGGTCAGGAACCATATTTACGATTTCTCCAATGATACTTAATAACAATCCATAAGATGCAATGTTAAACGGTAATCCAAGAAATGTGTCAACTGAACGCTGATTCCACATTAAAGATACTGCACGAGTAGGAATACGCAATTCATCGCAGTGCATGTAATTAATTGTTTGACCCAATTCCCACAGTCCTCTCTCCGAACCATAATCTACTCTTTCTTTTAAAGTTAATTCACGAGTGTATAATTGAAAGTCAGTATGACAAGGCGGTAACTTCATATTTCTTAATTCACCAACATTCCAAGCACTTACTCGGTTTCTTCGAGAGTCCGGATCATTTTTCAATAAATCTATTGCATCTTGAAATTGGTCAATGTATCTAGAGGCTGCTTCATAAATAGTTTCACCTTCATTATCAGTTAATGCTGTAGGTATTCCTTCACCTACTCTCCAAGATCTCCATTGCGCTCCATAGATAGGACCAAGGTCACCCCACGCTCTAGCAAATGTATCATCTTCTTTAATCTTTTGTATAAATTTTTCTAGCGTTAATTGGTTGTTAACATAAGGACCACCGAAAGGAGGGTTTTCTTTATTCCAATTATTTAAGTAGTTCTTGTAGCAGTCACCGTCCCATATATGACAATTATTTCTAACCAAGAATTGAATGTTTGTGTAACCATTTAAGAACCACATTAATTCTGTTACGATTAATTTCCAAGGAAGCTTTTTTGTTGTAAGCATTGGAAATCCTTCTTTCATATTATGACGGATTGTATAACCAAAGATACTTTTAGTTCCAGTACCAGTACGATCCGCTTTTTCTACGCCATGTTCTATAATAGTTTTAAGCAAGTCAGTGTATTGCTTGTCAAGTGTATTTAATTTTACTGCCATACTTTATTAGATCTTTCAGGTTTTCTTTCTAGTTTAAATCTCACAACTGGAGTTTCACCTACTTTGTGTATTTCATGTTTTACTATCCAATCACTTGAATAGTGAGTTCTTGCAAAGCCGTCCGCAACTTTATCAATTAAATTAGATAAGTGATTCCTCTTTGTATCAAATCCTTCAAATGCTATGTGATCTGTAATGATCACTTCACCTACACTGTATAGCTGGTCTATTGCAAAATTTGCAATCCTGCTAGTTCTTCCTGTCTGTCTCATAAATATGTTTGTATTAAGTCAATAATTGTAATAGATAATTTGTAACCTGTGAATGCACCTAATGCTGAAGGTATAGGAAACACAATCAGTTGCCCTAATTCAGTTACATACTTTGGACGATTCACAATTCGTCCCATAAAAAAGTAATACACAATATATCCGAATAGAACAGCAACATCGGTTCGGGTTGCTATAAAGACAACAAGAATTGCACCAAGGAAACCAAATATAAAGTTATCTCTAACACCTTCCCAAATTTCTTGATTAGTTGCTTCTTTATATTCTTTCTTTATTCTCTTGTGCAATTTATGTTTCTTAACTGGATTAGTTCCGAAGTCTGTGTGTTCGCTCAAAGCATTTGTCTTTTATATTTTAGGAATGACTGAAGTTTATCATCAGTCGGCTTAGCATTTGAATGTTCATCAGTATAACGAAAAGTTTTGTTATAACTTGTAGTTACTGTAATGTCTCCTTCAAGAAATTCAGCCATTAGCCATTCATCCCACTCTGCAATAATTTCATGATGATCATCAACGATTGTATAATTACCAGTTGGCAATTTGTAAGCACGCACTGCATCACCTTCAAAATTAAGTAATCCTAAATGTGGATAGTTCTTATTTGTAAATTTCATATTAGTGAATTTTAATAGTTGGGTATTCTTTAATTGTCAAGAATCTTTTATCCGCTCTATAGTAGCCTTCCAAAACTAATTCAAGTAGTCCTTTTTTGTTTTCATGCGTGTAAATGAAACTTGCTTTGCCAGCGTCAGAACCATGTATTTCTCGAATGTAAGTCCATCCAAACCAAGCTTTGCGTTGTATCATAAAGATATCGTTATGCTTGACGAATCTAATTTTTATAGTTTTTGTTTTCATATCTTATAGTTTTACTTCAAAACGGTTTTTCATTCTATCCAAAGCTTCTTGTGGAACTCCGTGTTCATTAACACCGCCATGTCTGTTTTCAACAATGATTGAAAATACCGTGTACCCATACTTTTCTGCTAGTTCATAGTATGCTTTCATTTCCCATTCTTGTGTGAATGTGTTTGACACTGTAATGTTAAGTTCCCATAACATAGCGCTTTCGCATTTAGCTCGGCACCATTCATGAGCTTCTTTTAGTTTAGTTGCGTCAAAGTTATATGTGCCATCTTTCATAAAGAATTGATCTGCTTCAAGATGGGTTTTTGCTAACGAAGCAGCTAATGTAGATTTTCCTGCTCCAGGTAATCCTCTTAGTAAAAATAAATGTTTATCCATAGTTAATTATTATATGATAAAATTAACCAATAGTTTTCACAATGGCAAATTTAATCTAGTGAAGTTATTAACAACTTTTGTTGGTCAATCCAAGTGGTTGCTTTTCGTAATGCTTTATCAGGTGGTATGACAGTCCAACGGAATGTCTTGATTACTTTAGTTCTATCAAGACTCCAAATATGAATCTTGGAGCCATGACCCTTGCGCATTTTCAGTTCAAGCACGTGTTCAAGATATTCATATTCAGTAGTCCACCAATTTCCGTCTATATGGTTTTTTAGTTGTTGCATTGGTTATTCCAAGTTTTCTAAATTCCAAGGATCTTGTTGATTGTAATAATCATGTAAACGTTCCAGCCACTTAAGTTGTGTTTCGGTGCAGGTTTCTGTAATGTGATCCCAATCTCTAAGTAATCCAGCTTCGTCTGCAAGGCCATCTTCAACTTCAGCCGGAACTACATAATTAGGATTTTCATGGAACTTATCCATCTCAAGTTCTACCAAAGATTTCTCTAAGTCTATTAAAGTTCTAGGATCTTTTACGTAATCATAATCTTCATCATTAAATATGATTCTCCAGATTTCACCGGTAGGATGATCGTACAGTCTTTCATATTCTGTATGTGTTACTAATGTAATAATGTTTTCTATTCTGTAAATACTCATAGTATGTTTTTTAGTTTAATGAAATTTCAAATGCCATACGCATTTTTGCGGTCTCTTCTTTTACTACAGTTTCATGTAAGAAGTTAGTAAATATGTTAACCACCGGTAGATCTATAAGATACGTGATTTTCTTGTGATCCGTTAATTCTGTCATACTCTTAAATGTTTTCATTGTCTAAACTATTAGGGTAATAAAGTAAAGTAGGATTTTTCTTTTGGATATCTGGAACCTCACCTTGTAAAGATAAGACTTGTTGAAATCCTAGTACATCAAATCTTTTTGTGATTAAGTGTACTCCGTTTTTAGTAGGGATCTCTGCTTCAATTTTATCGCCTTCAGGACGTAAAGAATTAACAAGATTACGGATCTTATCAATTACTGCAGTATCTTTAGTGTCAATGTCAACGATCCAACGTTTCTCTTGTGTTTTAACTTGACCTACAGTTGAGTCAAACAGATTTTTCTGATTGTGATTGCCATTCTTAATACGAATTGCCAAATCTACGAGCATGTCTAAAGAAACCTCAGCATGATTTTGTTTTTGCACATGTATATAAGCACGTGCCTTAAACATTTCACTTAACTGAATAACTTCATCGTAACGTTTTTCTAAATGGTCAATACTTTCAATGCAATAAGTTTTGATAGTTCTTACGGACTGGTGTTTGTCTCGTTCACCAGCAGGTTGATCTTTTTTACGCTTTAGTACATAAAGCATATAGAAGTCACCCGGCTTTTCGAAATTTAAAAGTCCTTTGATTTGTTCGATGTTGTTTATCATAATTCCTTTATTTTATTGTTAGTTAAAATTAACCATTAGTTTTGAACTATGCAAATTTTAAATGTTAAACTTTATTCTGCTGAATGTTCTAAACTTGTGATAGTGTAGCAATCACCGGAGTAAATACCAGTTCTTTTGCTAAGTTCTTCATATCCATTCCAATCGCTTTCCAAAGAATAATGATATTCATCACCAATGTCAGGCGTCATTACTCTTAATAAGATATTATTTCTTGCAAGATCTTTTTCAAAATCCATCTTTTGTTCTTCAGTGGCAATTATAGTTACAAAGATATCCATCAATTATTCATTTTCATTATCATTGTAGTAATCTTCGTTGTCATCTGATTGACGTAAAGCTTTTACTAAAGGGTCAATGTCTTCGTCTTCATCTTCAGGATTTGTTTCAAGATCATCATCAAGAGAATCATCTTCAACAATTGTATCTTCGTCCTCAGTAACAATGCCATCTTCATCTTCATCATCAATAGATTCAAACTCATCAACCACAACCGGCTCAATATCTTCAAGAGCTTCAAGAGCTTCAAGTTTAAATTTGTTTGCTTTCTTAATACGGTATTCAGCGGCCATGTCATACGGAACCTGTTCACCTGTTACAAGATTACGATAGTTTGTAAATCCTAAAGCCTCTGCAACTATTTTGCTATCAGCATAAGCATAACTTGTTTCTTTTCCCACTTCTTTAAGTAAGATGTTTTTCTTGAATCCAATGATATCCCAAATACCAGCGATTGTGTAATTAAATTCATCAATCTTTACCGTCTTGCCAAGGTCTTCGGTAATCGTATAAGATGAGTGAATAAATTTTGCGTGTTCTCTAACATAAAGTTTTCTACAAGTTTCTGCAGATTGCGGTTGTAATGAAATGTGTTTCATAGGTTTTATTTAAGTCTGTTTAGTATTCTTGATTGAAGTTCTGCTATTGTTTTGTCAAATCTGATGGCATCTTCAATAGCGTTAGATGCGTGTATTACTGAACCATGTTGAACTCGGTTGTGTTCAGCTGCAATTTTCTGTAAAGATGCACCTGAATACCAACGGCAAGCCCACATGCTCAAATGTCGAGCTAAAACTTTGTCTTGACGACGAGATTGGCTTATGATATCTTTAGCAGAAATCTTAGATTCCTCAGCAACGATTTTAATGATTTGGTCTATATTCATATTGATTAATTTATTAGAATGGTTGTATACTTAAACTTTTATTTAGTTCTTATTTTGTTGTAGGTTTTTCAAAAGAAAATACTACAAGTAAGAATCCCATAACAGAAGTTAAACCTAAGAAAGCAAATTCATTTTTGCCGCCAGCAAAATGGATATAGTTTTGAACAGATCCAGTAGCAGTGAAATAAGCTAAAGTTAAAAATAAGATACCTAATAGCAAATGTTTAATAGAGATTGTAACTTTCATAATTAAAATGTGTTTGATTAATATTGATAGTTAAAATTAACCAAATAGAAGAAGCAAAGCAAATTCTAAATGTTAAATTTTTGTTAAACTTTACTTTTTCAATACAAAGCAAAATGCGCCAGCTGCTGGTAAAGAATTTGCGGCAACTGACACATGTTGAGCTGTTACTGAAATTACAAACCAGCCTTCTGTTAAATAAGCATTGATAATACTTTGATCTTTTGTGATAATTACTTTATGTTCGTACATAGGTTTTGTTTTAAATGTTATCGGTCAGCTAATCTTTTAAATACATCAATGTTTTCTTGGATCTTAACTTTTAAGGTTTCCCATTTATCAGCTAAGAATTTATTGTATTCTGCTTCAGTAGCAAAACCCATTTTCTTCCAGTCCATTTTAGTTGTAGTTTGTACCATGATTATTGTTGTTTTTAATTATAGAGCAAAATTAACCAAAATAGTAACACAAAGCAAATTCTGAATGTTAAATTTTTGTTAAACTTTAACCTCCTATAGTTTCATCATATAATCTGTTAGCAAAGATTTGATAGAACTTGTCACCACATCCGTTATCAACATAAAACATTGTATACCCGTGTTCACAGATAATTGGCTCTCCTATAATTTCATTTGAATAAACTTCTTCATCAGGATCGTAGTCTTCTATCCAACTAATAGTTTCATTATCATTGGACCAGATACACTTGTCTTTAATATCTAATTCACCATAACCATCTTCAATTCCAAAAGAGGCAAATATTGCAGTTAACGTTATTCCGTAGATTTCTAATAGTTCTTTCATATCTTATCCATCTTTTTTAATAATTCTCGTCCACTTTCAGTTGCAAAAAATACTTCTTTGCCGTGTTCATCATCAATAGAACCAACGAATCCTTTTTTCTCTAGACTCATCATTCTTCCATTCACAATAATTAATTTAAGCATTTTTTCAAACCATGTATCGTCTTCACCTTGGAAGTTAATTTCGCCAGTTAGCCATTGTTCTAATATCATAGGACCAGCAACTTTTCGAGTTGCTTCATAAGCAAATTCAATAATGTCTTCGTCCGCGTAAAAATCTTGTTCTACTAAACTTTCAAAAATACTAGCTAAGTATTTTTCTACATCTGGCGGGTATTGCGTGTCTATCATAAAAATTTTATTTTTCTCCTAAAAGGAAGATGTTACTAATTGCTTTGAAAGAATACTTACGGTCAAGTGTACGGATAACCACACCTTCACGATCCGTCTTATCATGCAGAACAGATTTGCCATCTGCATATTTGATTAATTCGTCAATAGTCTCTGGCAAATGGAAGTGTGTATCAAGTACAGGCACTACAGGTAAATCCAATGTGTGTTCAGCCGCAGTTAAGAACATTGGTAATCCAAAGTATTCTTGGCTGTCAATATCAAAGATATTGTACAGTCTTAAAGTTTGTCCTTTAAGTTTATAAGGATTCCCTTGAATGCCTTCACCAATAAGTTCACCTTGAATAGACAAGTTACGTTTTAATTCTTTACATGCCTTTTCAAGTTTCTCTTTGATTTTCATTTCTTGAGCAACTTTCCAAAATGTGTTTTGCTGGCGTGGTCTTTCAATTCCATCCTCACACATTATCATACCTTCAACGAATGCTTCAGGTTCAGCAAGTTCAAGATTACGAGAGCACACTCCAAATTCACCGTCTTTCATATAGTATGTTGCAGAAGAACCGTCAAGTTTCTCTGTCACATAGTATGTACGGGTTTTCATCTCAGGATATTCCTTTGCAAGATTTTGAATTCTTTCTTCATCAGTCTTTCTTAAGAAGCTTGGGAAGTATCCTTTAGCAACTCCGGAAAGTTGAGCAGGCATTGGCGGTTCGTATTTAACGATTCCTAATTTTTCGGTTACGTCAAGACCTTCATACGCGGTCCATCCAAAATCACCAAAGATACTCATTGGTAAAATAAGACCTTGTGAAACCTGCCCTCTTAAGCGAATTGTTTTTAAACGGAAACCTTCGTCAGTTCCCATTTTCTTAAAAGAACTTTTTCTTAAGAACTCAAATTCTTCACGAACTGGTAAGAAAGAGTCAATCTCACAATAAACAACCATATTGCCTATCTTGTGTCCAACTGCTTTTGCCACCACAACCTTCCATCCGTTTACGATTGCTAATTCAATCATGTCAGCACCTTCAATAGGTTGGATGTCGCTGATCATTTGCAAGGAAGCTAATTTTCTTTCCATATTGTATTTGTATTAGTTTAAATATTAAAGTATAAAATTAAACAAAAAATCCCAGAGTAGCAAACCCTGGGACCATAAGTTATTAACAACTTTATATCTTGAGAGTATATGCAAAATCACTGCTATCAAATTGACTAGGTGCCATCAGTGGAAATGACGGATCATATTCATAAGCCCAGTCTGTCATTCCTACTTCTTCAAAGCGATTCTTTATGTCTTCATTATATTTGTCAGCAATAGAACGAACTCTTCTTTGGATATCTTTACGTGTTCTACCGCCATCGCTATTCTGTGTATTATTGCCATCATATAATTGTAAGTAGCAACATTTAGGTATTCTTACAAACCTTGTCATTAAAAATGTTCTAACAGTTATTTCATAATCATCAGCAATAGTTAATTTACGATTGTGACCACCTAATGTATGATATGTGCTTCGCCTCCATGATCTAAAATGATTAGGCACACCGACGATGTGACGAATGGTTTTAGGATTCACGGGAACTGCTGCACAAACATCAAGTTCTTTTCCATTGTATGTTTGCTTGTAATAAAACCCATAGCTAAATGCAAAATCATCTCCATAACATAATGAATTTAATTCTGTGTCGCATTCAACTGCATCGGAATAAACATATCCCGCATCAGGATATTCTGTGAATGCTTTTACCATAAGTTCAACCGCGTCAGGCAAAAGATAATCGTCATGATCCAGCTCCATAAGATATTCACCATCACATAACATTGCTGCTCGGTATTTTGCTTCACCTATGATGCCGCCTGTCTTTTTAGAAAATGAATACACTTTAACTCGAGGATCATTCTTTGCCAAATCTTCAAGTAAATTATCCATCGTTGGATCTGTTGAGTCATTCACAATAACCCATTCCCAATTTGTGTAAGTTTGATTCTTTAAAGATTCATATGTTTTGTAAATCTTTTCACCTGTGTTATATGCTGAGGTAAAGATTGACGCTAGCTCAGTACTACGATTTAAGATTCCATGATTTGCTGCATGATAAATTTCAGCACCATTATTTTCATCTTTTTCATTTGAGAAATGTAACCACTTTTTACGAATCTCAATAGGCATTTGTGCAAGACTTGGAAAATCTGTCCAATCCTTAGATCTTGTTATAATTACATCAGGCTTAAATGAATAGATTACTTTTGCAATTTCATTATCATCTTTAATATGTTGAACAAGTAATTCGTCGGATTCATATTCATATAGATTACCTCCAGTTTGTTTTGTCTCTGGTAATTCACCTACATATAAAACTCTGGGTGAAGATCCTCTTTTAGCTTTAAGTAATTCCAACTTATTATAGTAAGTTAAAATTTTTGGAGAAAAGTAAAACACATCAGGATCTTGCTTATAAATTCTTTCAATGAATAAGCCATCGCCACAATAGCCCATGTCCCACCCATCATTATTTAATAAGTAGTTCTTATCAATAAAAATCTGCGCAGCATCTACGCCTTGTAGTCTCATGTTCTCTGGGATAGCTTCACGAATATCAAGACCCGTGAAATCTTTGCCATTAACTTCTTGACCAAATACCAATACATAGTTAGATAGGATGGTTCCTTGATTATTTAAGAACCAACTAAAGATTAGCGGATTAGGCAAGTTATCATCATCAAGTAAATTTATCCAATAGTCTCCTATAAGATTTCTTGCTACATGATTTACTAAATCATAGCCGTATGTATCAGGCGCTGATGATTTTATTAACCAGCTTGTTGCATTTACGTTAAGTAACTGCTTTGTGGCTGCATCTATTTCAGGTATTACATTGCCGTCAATGATAACATGCCATTCATGCAGGTTCATTGGCATATGCAACTTTAAAGACTCAGCAATCTTAAAAAGATTATCCGGCCGTGTGCATCGCGTTATGAAAGCTATTTTTTGCATTATGATTTCTTTCTTCTAAACAATAATAAAGCGGTTCCTAATATCATAGGAAACCAAAAGACAGCTGTTAAAGATATCCATGTATATGATGCAAATGGCTGAACATTAACAACCTTTAGTAAAATAAGAAGTGCTTGTAAGTAGATTAAAGCGGTAACTTCTGGATTGTTTTTCATTTTATATTCTTTAGGATTATATACAGAATGATTTATGTAGTTCTTATTGCTTGCAGGATACGGCAATAATTAAGTAATGGTAATCTATATTAAAAACAACTAAGGCTATCTAATGTACATTAAATAGCCTGAGATAATCGGTAGTGTATCAGTCAATCTTGATTTTTATACTTTTCACGCTTGCGTAATAAATAGTATAGTCCAAAGAATAATGCTGACAGGCAGTAAAAAATGACGTCGGTAATCCAAAAGGAACCTGTCCACTTCATCACAAGGGCGAAAAGTGCATCGAATCCAAGAGGGTTGAAGAATGTTGCAATCATAAGTACTATGGTCGCCAGGTTCTTCTTGGTTGCATGTTTTACTTTCTTTATCACTGGGGTCTTCCATTTTATGTTTTTAATTTGTTGGCCTAATTGCCTACGAGTGGAATAATATTATTTCGATTCTTTTATCATGTGATACAAAACAATTATAAGAATGATTGGCCACATTATTATTGAACCTACTATTTCTAAGAAAGTAAATTGTGAAGTTGACTTAGTATAATAAATCCCAAGATCAATTAATGCGGTAAATATAATTCCTATTATGAAATACGTTTGTATATCCATGTCTATTATATATTAGCGTCCGAAACCTAATTTATTTTCTTTTACTTGTATACCGTGAGTTAACACAGTGCTTTCAATATTTGAAGAATAAAACTCAGCAAGTGATGCAGGATATGTAATCTCTGGCAATTCCATTTCTAATGCTTGAGCCAAGTTAACAAACATTTCTTTTGGAAGTTTCTTAAATTCTTTTCGAGCAAGTAAACGTTTTGGTCTAAGTAATGCGCTATCTATTTTTGAAATCTGCGTATTAAATGTAGCAATTACAGTCAGACCTAGAATATCATTTAAAAGACCGTCAGTCATATTTAATAAATTGCTAATTCCTGTTGACCTACCGGTGTTATCCCTAGATTCTAAAAGTGGTTCTGCGTCTTCAATTAACAAGATGCAATCTCTCTCCTCATCCATAATCCATGAACTAATAAACTCAATCATAGCAGGTTCAGTTAAATTAGCAGATATGCTTGGTGGCGCATATATGATAGACTTATTTAATGCAGCTAATTCTTTTAGTAGTATTCTTATGTATTGTGTCTTACCCGTTCCAGGTTCACCGTGTAAAAGTACAAGACCTTTAGTATTCTTATCAAGGCGGTCTAATAAATTTTTATGAAATTCTTCAAAGCCTTCACCATAGTGTAAGTCCGGAAAATTAAATTCTGGCGTCTTTCCTTCAAGCGAAAAACGTTTTACATAAAAGTCTCCGTTATCTTGCGAGATTATTCCAATAGATGGGCTATCACTGTCAGGAACAATCATATTTTTAAGTGCATTGGTAATACTTAAGATTGGTGACACATCATATTTAGGATTACTTTCAAACAGAGTGTAGAAAGTTAATTGGTCAGCTTGCTTAAGATCGCCAGAAATTCCTTCAAGCTCATCAATCATATAAGGTCCTTTTTTCTGATTTGCTTCTTTCTTACGATAGTTAATGCCAAAAGATAATAACATGTTATCCTTTACGTAAACACGTTCTGTTGTTTTGTGTATATCTTCTTCAACTATGCAATACAGTTGAGATGCTAATTTTATCCAACCATCAGATTCAACTTTTTCTATTACTAGAGTTGCATCAAAAGTTTTTTTCGTGGTCACATAATGTACTTGCATGTCCGAAGTTCCAAATAGTCTTGTAAAGAGAGAACGATGTTCTAACAGCATGGGACGGGCTGGTCCCATAGATGCTAGCTGTATAGCAGGGGTAGTTTCAGTGGTATGCAGTTTCTGAGTATATTCTGTGATATCTTTCATAGGTTAGTTTATTGTTATATTCCAACAGGTTCTAGTTGTTCTTCAATCTTTTTAACAACTATTTGTGGACGAGGACCAGATTTCCAATACTCTTGTACACTTAATTCTTTGGCTTTAGATTCGCACATAAACCAACCGCCGGTTTCCCAGTCATTTAGTTTATCATATATGTAATCAGCATGTGCTACTGATTTTGAGTCAAATGATTCGTACATTTGTTTTGATGAACTCCAATGAATTACCATAGGAGCATCTTTCCAAGTGTCGGCAGCTAACTTAGCTGCAGCATTAGCAGATAATTCTCCAGTACAAAATGTATGGTGAAAGATATCAAAAGTAATAGGCACACCAACCTTTAAGTAAATCATTTCATAAAGATCCGCAACTGAATACATATTTGCTTTGTCATCATTTTCTACAACGATTCGTTTACGACAGTTATCAGATAGCTTTAAAAAGTTATCACACCATCTTTGAGTTGCTGAAGCTTTATCACCATAAGCACCACCTACGTGAATGTTTAAACAATTCCAATGAGAAGGTTCTAATCCCATTTCGTCAAACACACGAGAATGTTGTTCAAGATCTTTCATTGCTTTCACAACAGTAGATTCTGTAGGTGAAGCTAAAATTGTAAAATGACTTGGGTGAAATTCTAATCTTTGTTTAAATCTTGTAGCGTCTTTTCCAATACTTATCAAGATTCCTTTAATCTTTTGCCAATCTGGAAGATCTTCAAAGTTGTATTCTGTCCACCAAGGAAATAATCCACTAGAGACGCGATAAAATTTGATTCCGTTTTCTTCATTCCATTTAATTACCTTTTGTAAGTCAGTAACGTTTGCCAAAGCAAGAGCACTAATATGAGGTAATCCTTTAGTGTCAAAAGTTCTTTTAATTGCATCACGATTAGTTGTGATACCTTTAGCGGATAGCTGTGTATTAATACAAGCATAGCCGATTCGGTTTTCGTAAGGAATTACTTCAGTCTGCATACCGGAATATTTACAAATCCACTCTGTACAAATCTGTGAGGAGCTTCGATGATTTCATTATCTAATAAAAAAATTAAGACACCTTCATTTTCTGAATAGTTCTTGATGGCAACTTCATTTTCTGTTAAACCTGGAAGATTAACCGTTGCAGTGGCAAATGGAAAACCGTCAGCACAGTCAATAAGTTGCATAGAAGTGTTACCTTCTTGATAAGTTCCATATTGAATTTGCAAAGTGTAACGACTTCCGCCGTAAAGAGATTGGAATTGGTAGTTCATATATTATCGATTAATTAAGAATTCTTTTTTGTCAATGATTGCAGCGCGTACATCTTGAGTAAGTGCTTGGATATTGTATAGTCGGGCATTCATATGTTGGTCTGTTATAGAACATGCCTGAAACGCACGAATTGCATTTGTTAAGTGGATCTCTGCTGCGGCAAGTTTAAGTACTTCAATATAATCTGTGGTAGACTGAGAATTACCTGGAATTGCTGTAGATGGATTGAACTTAGATTCCTCTCCAGCTAAAATAGAGATATTAGTTTTATTCACATCTTCAACATAGTTTTCAGTTTCAGAAACAATTTTTTTCATAGGTGGAAAAAAGATTACATTATAGCGTTCTTTTAATGTCTTTTCCAGAACTTGGAATGTGTACCTATTATTTATATTGCTTCCACGCTCAATGATGCCATCGGCAATTAGATGTGCTATAATAGGACCGTAGTTTTTATCCCCGGCATAGTAAGGTATATTGGATTGTCTACGAGTAGTTAACCACGGATTTTTTAAATCTTCTATAAAACAGTAAAGAGCATTTTGACTTCTAAAAGATAATGGCCCATTTGCATTCACGTGTTTAATAAAAAGATTATACACATTACGATTAGCTGAGTATAGTCTAGGAAGTGTTTTGGTTTTTATTACAGGCTGTGTTTTGTCTTCAAGTTTATTAAGGATATCCTCAACGGTCATTCCTTTATAATTATTATGAAATGATCTACGGTGAGTTCCATCTTGTACCCAGTCATATCCACCATAACCACGTAAAAAGAATAAGTGACCTAAGTCAAACCATACAGGAAAATGTTTGATGACTTTATATTTACCGTATGAAATTCTTGTTATGAACTTCTCTACGTTTTTAACATGTGATAGATAACTCCTAGTTGTATAGTAAGGATTGTTATTCCAATTTTTCCAACGGCTTGGTGTTTCGTGTGGACCTACCTCATTGATAAGATCGGATACTTTAAAGATTTCACCTTCATTAACAGAATTAATAAAAGTAACAAGATGATTGAATAATGAATCTGGGTTTCTCATAGTGATTAATTAATTATAGAGCAAATTTAACCAAAATAGCAAAGCAAAGCAAATTCTAAATGTTAAATTTTTGTTAAACTTTTTAACGGATCTTTTCTACTTTAGGTAAGCAGCATTTCTTGTACTTAAGTCCAGAACCACAACGGCATTTATCATTTCGTTGAGCACCTTGGTATCTTGCTTTAAACTCAGCCTCTGCTACCCATCTGGCTTCACGTTCAGCTTTTTCCGCAGCATAGATATCTTCCTGCCCAGCATCATCTTCATTAACAGTATAACCTACAGGTTTATCTGCAACATCCCTCATCATGTCAGCAAGTATATTAGATCTTGACATATCTTGGTATGCACTCATTAACTTAATGAAATCTTCTTTCTTCTTTTGTTTGTATCTTTCTCTTTGCTCTAAGATCTTATCTTCAGGAACTTCAGATAAGTAATAAGGTTGATATTCTGTATCACAAGTATCACAATTGGTAGATGAAAACTTTTCTTCATCACTTCCATTAATTCTTGTCTTGTGAATTGTAAAATCTTGACAGGTTTTGCACCATGTTCTTTTTACTGGTAGTGGAGTTGGCATATGTATATGATTAAATGATTGCTTCTAATTCGTAACTGTCAGCGGCACCTTTGTAGCCTAAAAGATTATCATAATTTACAAAGTTACGGTTGCTGTTTAATGAATGAACAACGGCTTCTTGTAAATCTTCGTGTAATACTTTAATTGCTTCGGACTTTTCGTCTTCAGACATAGAGTGGTAGTTATGTAATTGCTTTACTTTAACTTTTACTTTAACTTCAATCTCGTAGTCAACTGGGTAATGATTTGATGCCATGATTAATGTAGTTTTAAATTGTTAGTTAAAATTAAACAAAAAATCCTACAAATAAAAATTTGCAGGACTAAAGTTATTAACAACTTAAATTATTTCTTTGACTCTGCTAACCAGTTTTCATATGATAAAACATGAGACTCAACTACATCGTCCATCTGACCATTGTGATTATCTCTAACTGCAGTGGTTGGGTCAATGATTACTTCTTTACCATTTTTATCAAGTACTTTATATCCAGAGACTTCTTGACCACTTTGTAACACAACTAATACTTTACCAGCAGCCTCTTTTCCTTTTTCTCGAGTATCAGAAAGTTCTTCTCCAAAAATGTAATCGCCTATTTTAATTGCGTCTTGTTGTGCCGCATCTGATTTTGCTCTAGGCTTTTCTTCTAGTGCGCCATCTACTGATACGATTGCTACTTTAAACGCAGGATTATTCGCAACGATAGGTATCATTGGCGAACCGTTACCGGTGTTTATACTTCTTCCTGTTAGTGTTATTGGCATGTTGTATTTATCTTTTTCCAATTCTCAATACAATCACGCGACCTTGCCGCAAGCTCATATTGTTCAACATCAGCAAAATAAAACATAGAACGCTCAAGTGAGTCAAGTATTCCTACAATATCTTTAATGATGAATTTTGTTATTCCTGCTTCAGTTTTAAGTAAAGCAACTTCAACTTTATTAATCCCATCAGGATTTAGAAGTTTTTGTTCGCACTGAATTAATACATCACGGTAGATATCCTCTTTATGTTCAAGGACCCAGTTTGGTATGGGTTTATCTACGGTGTATAATTTCATTGCATCTAATTGAGTATTTTGTGTAATCTGCATATAAACCATTCTAAAGCAGCTGTGTCATTCATCTCCGGGTTTTCCGGGTGCCACTGAACTGCAAATTCTTTTGTTTCTTTATTTTCGATTGCTTCCACGATTCCATCACTCGTCATATCTATCACTTCATATTTGGAAACATCTCCAAGTAATACTCCTTGATGGTGTCTTGAGTTTACAAGAAGACCATTTTCAGTCGTATGAAAAGAAGAATCACCTGTCCAATAACCTGTGATTGTGTTATGCATGATTTGCTGCGTGTAATCAGGTATGTGCTCAATTAAAGCATTCCCGGATTCATTTATGTAAATCATTAATTGTAAACCTCTGCATATTCCTATGATGGGTTTTCCTAATTCTCGAAATCTATGATAGCAATAAGTTTCATAATCGTCTCTTACTTTTCTTATTCCGATATCAGCCCCTCCAGTTAATAATAAGAAATCTGCTTCAGGGGTTTCTTCTCTAATATAACCAGCCTTTGTCATTAAGTCTACGTACGGAGCATCGTCTAATGGAAATTCTCCAATGGGTATATAGTATGTCATGTTATTTATATTAAGTTAATCCTTAATAGTTTTACCATTATTACCAAGCACAGTTACTTATAGCCGTAACTTGTCCTGTATTTGAAATTTGGTATAAATCGCCAGACCATGAAGGGTCTCCTATAGCATTCCATATTCCATAATATAAATTACCGCCAACTAATGGGGTAGTCATTAAAGCATCTGTATAAACATAATCTCCAATGATTATACTTCCTATTCCATGAATACAATATACTGGGTCGGTTCCTGAAAAAGTTAAATCACAAACCGGTGCTCCTGGATTGGCGACGGCTGAACCTGACGTTCTATACAATGCATATACTCCTACTCTATTTACAAACTTAATATTAGTTCCAGTAACTCCATTAACTTTAAACGTTAATGCTGGATCAATACTTAAAACCCACTGCCCACTACCGGTTTCTATGTATAAGTATGGTGGATTTGTTGCGGCGTTTATACCGTTTGCCACGTTTGTTCCCGGCGATCCACCAATAGGCTCTTGATACAAGTAATCATACGTATAATTAACAAGAGCTAACTTAAATTGTGTTAATGCGTTAATATCAGCGCATGCTGCAGTATTTAATACAACACTATTCCATCCCGTAACCCAACTAGTTGTTGGACTATCTGCATAATCTACAACATTTCCAATTGTGTTTGCATTCATTGCATAGCCCTGCTCATATTGGAAAATTGCTCCATAATCAATGCTAGCAATATTAGTTACCGTAGTTGGTGCAGTTGCTTTTACAGGTATAAAATCACCATTTCCAAACCCTGCAGACATTTTATTAATCCATAATTCCGCATATAAAACATTTTCAGTTATAGCACTAGTATCAAATGCCATAAAATATCTATTGCAGCTTCTAGTTGTTAAGTCAAGGCCACTGCTGTAAGTGTCCTGTACACCTACAGCTTTAGTATTATTGGTGTTAACTCCAGCAGACGGGACATATCCAGTAATATTATCTCTTACATCATATGTCCATGGATCGAAAGGAAGGCCGTCCGTAGAACTAGTTACTCTAACACCTCCACGTGTTGCTGCTGATGTTATAAAAATGTCTGCCATATCTTATAGTTTTATTATACTAATTCTACCCAAGTTTGGTCAGGATTAAAATAAATTGTTGTTGCATTTGCTACGTTATAACCAATGATCCTTACTACGTTACCTGAAGTAGATGGTGCAGTTCCGGTGAATGCTCCGTTTGATAAAGCCACATATAATGTAGAACCTGATGTAGAACCTGTGTATGATGGATTTGCGTACCTTGCATATCCTCGTATTAACATTCCATTTCCAGCGCTAGTTCCCATAGCAACCGCAAGCATTCCTAAAGAATTTGCAGTTGTTGACGAATTTGCAGGAGTCCAAGTTAATGAAGAATTTAAGTAATATATGTTTCCTGCGGTAAAACCAGATCCTGAACCAAAAAATGCAATCTCACCAGACGCAGTATTAGATGCAGGTGGTGCATACGGAGAAACAGTTCCAGTAGGACCAGTTGGACCAGTTATGCTTGTTCCTGCCGCACCAGTTGCTCCAGTAGCTCCAGTGTTTCCTGTTCTACCGGTAGGTCCAGTAGCACCTGCGGGTCCAACAGAACCATTAGTACCAGCAGCACCAGTTGGACCAGTTCTGCCCGTAGCACCGTTAGATTGCCATGATATGCTATACGGCGTATTTAAAACTAAACTTCCATTTCCGTTAAGGGCAGTAAGACCTATCACAGAGTTAGGTATCGAATATGAATTACTTGATACTGTGTATGTTCCTAAATTATTTTGTGTTACTGTGTCACGTATTTGTATGTAACAAGGTTTTCCTGCATCAAAATCAGCCTTTAAAGCAGCAAGCCATGTAGCAGCTGAAGGGCCTGATGACGGAGTATCATTAATCCATAAAACACTAATGTTACTTAATGAAGCGCTTGAACTTGTTACATTAAATTGATTTGTTGGTGCAGAACCTCCACCTGTTGAACCATTCCAAGTCCATCGTAATGAATTGGCACTATCAAGGCCAGTCATACCAGTGTTTCCTGTTCTACCAGTTACGCCAGTTACGCCAGTTACACCGTTTGAACCAGCAGCACCTGTAGGACCAGTAGTTCCTACTGTTCCGTTTGTACCTGCCGCACCTGTAGGACCAGTTAAACCAGTTGCGCCCGTTGCACCAGTTACGCCCGTTGCACCAGTAGTACCGTTTTTGCTAAATGTTATTATGCAATCTTCACCATTAGCTGGTAAATCCCCACTAAGATATGTAAGATTATACGAAACTTCATTAGTTACGCTACCACCCGAATTAATTCTAAACGCTGCATATGTTGGATCACCATTAGTATTACTTTGTACTAACATAAAGCCTGGGAGAACAAACTGAACTAATAGTCCTACCATGTTACCGCCATCGCTTGTATAATAATTTATGTAACCATTAGTTATTGAACCGGTAGCTCCGCTATTAAATTGAAAATTTCCTGTTCCAGGAGGATACGATATAGAACTATTAAATTTATATTGTAATCCACCTTTATTTCCTTGTGCTCCTGTTGGTCCGGTAATACCCGTTCCACCCGTAACACCAGTAGGCCCAGCTACAGTAGATGCAGGTCCAGTAGGACCTGTTATACTTGCTCCAGTAACACCAGTTGCTCCAGTAATTCCAGTAAGTCCAGTAGATCCTCTATCACCAGATCTAACAAATGATACCATGATTTCAGAACCTGATGCTATTGTCCCAGTTCCTGCTACATATGCTACGTTAAACGATCCAACACCAGCACCCGTAGATCCTGAAGTTATTTGGTAATCTGCGTAATCAGTAGTTCTACCTAAACGTGATATTCTAAAATTACCTTTTATTGAACTCGTACTTGCAAAAGCTGCTTGTAGCCACGGCGTAATACTAGCACCGTCTGCGTCAGTAGTACTAAAAAATAATCCAGATGACGCCGCCATAGTACTACTTGAAAAATACATTCCACCAGTTGGAGGAACTCCACTTGTTGAATACGATGATATATTAAATCTTAATGAGTCACCACCGTAATTTCCTGTGATACCTGTAGGACCAGTAAAACCTGTAGCTCCAGTAGGACCTGTAAAACTTGCACCGGTTACTCCAGTCGGTCCAGTCGGACCAGCTACAGATGATGCTGCGCCAGTAGGTCCAGTTGAGCCAGTTCTTCCTGTAGGTCCAGTTACTCCAACAAGCCCAGCAATATCTATAGCCCAGTTTGCTATTGTTATACCGCTACTAGATAAAGCATCAACATCTACAATAAATGAAGTCCCTGCGTATGAAGTGATAAGTCCTTCCATCCAAATTGTAAACCCTGAACTAACTCTAACTCTATTACCTATTGAAAACGCTGAATTAGAAGCATCTTTATCTACTGTGAAAGATTTTACTCCTACACCTGTAGTGGCGGTTGTACCTGATGATAAAACATAGCCAATTCCAATAGAACCAGTAGGGCCAGTAACACCAGCACCTGTAACTCCGGTAGGGCCAGTTAATCCAGTAGGGCCAGTAGGGCCAGTAACACCAGCGCCTGTAACTCCGGTAGGGCCAGTTAATCCAATAGGACCAGTAGGGCCAGTAACACCAGCGCCTGTTGCACCGGTAACTCCAGTGGGTCCAGTTATTGATGATGGCGCTCCAGTAGGACCGGTAGGACCAGTTATGCTTTCGCCAGTTGCTCCAGTAGAACCATCGACTCCAGTAGGGCCAGTAGGGCCAGCTGGTCCAGGGACAAAAGATGCAGCTCCAGTAGGTCCAGTTAATCCAGTTGCTCCAGTTCTACCTGTTGGTCCAGTTAATCCTGTTAAACCAGTTCTACCTGTTGGACCAGTTAATCCAGTGGCACCTGTGGATCCTGTTACACCCGCTCCAGTTGCTCCAGTTGAGCCAGTTGCTCCAGCAGGACCAGTTACACCAATAGGGCCAGTTGCTCCTGTGCTAGAAGCAGCACCAGCAGGCCCAGTAGGACCAGTTATACCAGCACCAGTGGACCCAGTAGCTCCAGTAGCTCCAGCAGGGCCGGTTACACCGGCAGCTCCAGACAATCCTGTAGGCCCAGTTACACCAGTTACACCTAAACCAGTTGGTCCTTGCGGTCCAGCAATTCCTTGCGGTCCTTGTATAGCACCCATGTTAACCCAACCAAATGCATCAGCACCGCCTGATGATGGGTCATATACATATAATTCGTCGGTACTTTGTAATACCCATGTATCTAATAATGTAGGAGACGGCAAAGCATGTAAGGCTGTTAAATCAACCTGAACACCAAGCGGAGTAAAAGTATCACCTGGAGATCCAGTAGAACCTTGAACGCCAGCAACACCGGTTGGACCTTGTGATCCTGTAGCACCGGTTGGTCCAGCAGAACCAGTTGGGCCAGTTACACCTGGAGACCCAGGATTACCTACTAATCCAGTAGGACCAATTGAACCAATAGGTCCTTGCGGCCCAGTAGTTCCAGTAGCACCAGTGGCGCTTCCAATAAATTCAACCCAATTTGCATTTCCTGTTCCACCAATTAATCTATATACTTTTCCATCAGATAATACAGAAACTGCCATACCTTCAGTTCTTCGTAAAGAAGTTATTGCGTTTCTTTCAGTAAGGTCGGCAACCTCTTTCCAACCGCCTTTACCATACAGACTATTATGTGTTGCATATTGATCCGCGGTATCAGTAGGAGATATAAAACTTGTAATTGGTATTCCACCAGTTATTCCAGCCATGTGTGTTCTTGTATTTTTTAACTTACTGTTATATTGATTGCTCCACCTAAAACGTTAAGTGTTCTATAAACTCTATATGTAGTAGTAATTCCGAATGTGTTTGTTACATTCACAGCATCATAATTCCAACCGTTTGCATCAGTGTTTAAATACCCTTCAGATGTTCCAGCCATTGCAACAGGGAATCCGCCAGAGAAGAAACCATTTACTGCCGTAGGAGAACCTAAAGAATCAGCCCATGCAAAGTATTTATAATTACCAGCCGCAAACGAATAATTGCCATTCTTATTTGAAGCAAGAGATGAAGATGCAAGACTTTCAATACCAGATTCGGTTAAAGTAGTAGCACTTCCTGTTCCATAATATAATCTCCAAGCCCATGTAACATTATAATCTCTTGTAAATACAGTTGATTGCGTATTAGTACCAGTGATTCTAAATGTATGTGTGATAGGTGATGTTTGTGTTATAGCCGGATATGTTGATGCATAAGGCGTACCTCCGTAAGATAGGCCAGATGCAATAAGGCCAGAACCTGTTACATCAATTAAACTAATTGATCCGCCAACAATATTTGCAAAATTTGTGGAAGACCACGTAAAAGTTTTATTTGCTGCTATGGTTGCACCTACTTCTAACGGAGTAGTTTGACCGCTTATAGCAAAGGCATTCCAAACCGGTAATTGGTAAGGATATAATAAAGCGTCCCACATTTGCTGCATTGTTTGATTTGAGAATGTAGAGCCTGCGGGAATACCACCAATAGCAATAGGGGTAGGACTTGCATTAGTATATAGAACACTAATGTCGTCCCATATTGTGTCATAATCTGCATTAGAATTTTTAACTAGAGATTGACCTGTTATTCCACCAGCAGGAATACCTTGGCCCGTAGGTCCAGCTGGACCAGTTAAACCAGTTTCTCCAGTAGGTCCTGTAACACCAGCACCTGTGTTTCCAGTTGGGCCAGTCGGGCCAATAGGTCCACCGGACGGACCAGTTTCACCTTGAGGGCCAGTTAATCCTTGAGGGCCAGTTTCACCTATTCCAGTTTCTCCTTGCGGGCCGGTAAGACCGATATTTCCTATCGGGCCTGTTAATCCTTGTGGGCCAAACTGTCCTTGTGGTCCAATAGGACCAGTTCTACCTGTAGGACCTACACCAGTTGCTCCAGTTACACCGGTTACACCAGCAGGGCCAGTTGCTCCAGTAGTACCTATACCAGTTGCACCTTGAACACCTTGCGGTCCGGTTACACCAGTTGCCCCATTATTTCCTGATAGCCCTTGAGGTCCTGTCGGTCCTTGGAAACCTGAAGCACCTTGAGGACCGGTTGCACCGGTAATACCAGCATTTCCAGTAGCACCTGCCGCTCCAGTAATTCCTACACCAGTAGGACCTTGTGGACCAGTTAATCCAGTAGGACCACCTGCAGGCCCAGCAGGACCTTGTGGACCAACCAGACCGCCTCCAGCAATAGCAATTAAATCACCGGTTGCGACAGAAGATGTTAAATCAGAGCTGTAATTATTTGTTATTGCTTGATAGATTACGTGTGATGTTCTATCAAGAATGATTGTATCAGAAACCCATGAACGGTCTGATTCGTATAGTTGTTCTGAATTTTTCTGAGTCCAGATTATATCAGATGGCGTAAGTTCTTGTAATTCATATGTAGAATTAAGAGTACTTACACTAAGAGGTCTTAATTGGTGTGCTGATGAATTTCCATAATTAGCTGGGACAAAAACTGCGGCTAAAACTATTTCATCATCAGGTATAGTTGGTGGTTGCATCATTAAATAATCTGATACATCACCAATAGTAATAAATGTTGTTGTTGTTAATGTAGAAGGCAAGTCTACTTGAACAGTTCCAGCGCCAACAGAATTAATTTTATTGCCGTATGGTATTCCTTCTCCAATAATGATATCACCAGGATTAAGATTAACCTGTGGGTTAACATTTGTTATTATAGTAGATCCTGCTGATAAAGTTCCATAAAAACCTAATTGATTTCCAAATGTATCAACCGATATTGCAAATTGCCCACTGACTACGGTTCCTGTGCTTGACGCTGATAAATCAACACCATAATCATAAACAGCGGTTGCTGTAGTTCCTAGTGCTAATCCTGGGCCAGATACAGTATCACCAACGTTTATTCCACTGACAGTTCCTGTCCCTAACGTAAATGTTAGTGTTGTACTTGCTGTATTATTTCCTAGGAAAGATACAGGTCTACCAACTGGATGTAAGTTACCTTTATGAATTTCTAATTTTCCACGATATTCAGTACCTCCTAAACCTGGATTTGTTGCAGTATTTGGATAATCACCTTTAAACGTAATAACATCATATCTTCCTAGCGATAAATCAGGGTTAGGCTCTATTTGTAAATCTCCAAGAGCTGCTGAAGTTTGATGCCAATAAGTTTTACCTTGAATACGTGCATTACCGCTATCAACAGATAACCATAATCCACCGCCAGAAATTCCAGTGTCAGGTTTTCTAACAACTAGACCACTTAAGATTGCTTTCTGAGCATTCAGTTCTAAAATCTCGTGCCCATCATTGCTATAAGCACGACCTAGAGTAAGATCTATAATTTCCTCACTTTTGTATATAGTGGATTCATTAAAATCTCCAGGATTATCAATATGATTAGTTCCAGGTATAGCCGCATTTGGACGATACCAGGTAGATGTCGCAGAATTATAGAATTTGGCAATTCTTCTAACGAACGATGTAATAAGATTTGTTTTGTTGCTCACTTTAGTTTCTTATTGCTTTTTTATTTAGTGCATCTCTTAACACGGCAGCATTTTCGTAATCTTCGCTTTCAACAGCTTTTTCTAAAGCTTTTTCTAAAGCCTGTTTAGATTTTTTGTCTTCTTCAAAAACAAATTCTGCTAAACGGAAAATTACTCGTATGTCACCTATGTCACTATCTTCACGATCCCAGAAGATTATCCAGCTTCCGTGAGAAATGTAATGTAAGTCTTCGGTCATCATGTGAGAAAATATACTTCTTAACTCATCTCGAAGCTCTGCTACCGACGGTAGCCTTTTATGAGTTTCCTTATCATCTTCAATTTCCCAAAGGATATTGTTGTTTTTATGATAGCTCTTGATTTTTCGCCAGTCTATACTTTGAATAACTCTTTCCGAAGCTGAAACACGATGATTCATGACACAACACTATTTTTACTATATATCAATATAGAAGTCGCTATGAAATCAATAAGTAAGTGGTATTATGGAGTCACGGAAGTAGATATTCCCATTACCTGGGTTTCCGTTCTATTAGGACCAGCATTAATAAGTTTTGTAATTCGCATGTAATACACTGCGCCTTCTACCAAAGATGTAGCAGGGAACTTAATAACTTGTCCTGACTCGGTTTCAACTGTAAGCCAAGATTCTGGGCTCCAGTTAAAAATATGAATACCCATAATAGGTGGTTCATGATGAGCTATTATTCCTTCACCTGGGCGAAGTATAACTTCTTTATTATGTTTAAAAAAGATATCAGTGATAGGATAAAATTTTGATGCAATGTTAGCCATGATTAAAAGTATTATCTACCAATCATATATCTTACAGGTATATCAAAGGTATGTGGGTTTTTAAGTATAATAGTTTCTATAAAGCAACGGTCAGTATCTTCAATATCAGTAGCACCTGATAAGAATAAGAAATCTCCAACGTTTCTCCATCTAGGAGTTGCAGGACCGTATACGTTTGACATTAATGTATTATCATATGATACACTAATTGGCGCATCAATTTCAATGTCTTTTCCATTTAGATATTCTATGTTAGCTCTAAACGGAATATTATTAGCGGTAACTTTCATTAAATCATTAACACCAAAATGATAGCCGATGTGATCCGTTGGTGTTGTATAGTCCCATGCTGTATTAAAGAAAGGACCTGTTCCACTAGGCACAGTTAATATCACATTAGTGTCAGGATTATTTACCTCATCGTATTCTCCACGATTAACATATTGGAAAAACTTTTGATTTGATTTCATATCTCCTGATACATTTGCGCAACCACAAGTAGTAACATCTACTTTAGCATAATCAGGGAAAACTAAAATATACTTAACTCGCCCTTTAGGATATTTTGTATAAGGCACAAGCAAAGTGCCAGGCGAAGATAAATCAACACCCGCTGTATCAAATGTAAATACATGACGCAGTTTTACGTTTCTTGTATTTGATTGTACAGTTAATTTACCCGTTGTTAATGATGTAGATGCATCGAAATAAACTTTAGATTTGATTACAGTAGAATTACCATAGGCTGTATTAAGAGCCGTTGGAAAGTCTGCGTATAAAGGATTACTGAAATTAACAGTAAACGATAAAGATTCTAAGAAGTTTAGGTTCTCATCATATAATGTATATTCATGAGTTTTTCCATTGCCAAAGATAGTTGGGTTAATAGCAAGTAAAGCGTCAAAATTAAACTTTTCAAATAGCGGACCATATTCTGCAATATCATCAATGTTAAGTAAACGCTCTGTCCCTGCTTTAAGAGTTAGTGTTCCTTCTGTATGCTCAGCTATCGGAATGTATAAATTGTTAAGGTCTAAAGCGGCAAGTTTATTTACCCCTTTCACAACGCTTGCTAATTTACATTCAGAAATTCTGAACGCAAGTATTGACCAATCTGGAGGACAAACAATAGGTGGTTTAAGTGACATTATAGTATGTGATCTTTTTACGCATTAACTCCAGGACGAACCTGTGGATTAACTTTCTTTTTTGCTTTTGGCTTTGGTGTGTAATCTAAATCAAAGTAAGAGTTTAAATCAAACTTTTTTTTTCACTACCATTTATATTATCTATTTCCGAAGATTCTTCAAATTCTTTAAGAATCTCTTCCTGATTCACAGGTGCTATAGTTGCTGGCAGTTTTTTAGCTTCTTTAACCGCTTCAGTGTGAGTTCCTGTTAAAGTGTTTGCGTTTTCTATATGAGCTACAAGTTCAGCTTCTATTTCAGGTGTTACATCTAAGCCGTGCATTTCTAATGCATCTTCAATAAATGGAAGTTCTTCTTTATCTTCTAAACGATATTCGGAATTTGCTAGAGCTGTAGGTTCGTTACCATCGTCAGTATGTCCTACTGTTGGTAATTTTCCTTTTCCTTTTAAATCTTTAACAATTTCTGAAACTCTTTTTTGCTCTGCTTTTAAATCATTAACAGGTTCAGCATGCTCATGTATGTTTACATCATCCTCAATCGCTGGACGAATGTAATCAACAAGGGACTTAATAAAACCTAAAGCAACAAGTGGCAAGATTGCTCCACTTATAATAGAAAGGACTCTTTTTTGGTAAAGAGGGTCTTCATCAACAAGACCAAATAATTCTACCCAAGATTGGTAGTCTTGCAAATTAGTAAATGCGTAATATGTATTACCCATCATTTGCATACAAGTTAAAATAATGAATAAGCCCCAAACTAGAGACTTATTCATTTTATCTAATACTATAAGAGATGCAAGAGAAGCAGCTGCTCCAATTTCAAATGCTACCGCTAATGAAATAGAAAGCCACTGTGGGTTGGATAAACTGAAGAACTCAATAACGTGAATGGTTGAAATAACACTCACGATTAGATACAAACTTATAAAAGTTGTAATAATGAATCCATGTAGTAATTTATCTTTTTTCACTTTCAAGTTTTGTAATTTCAGCGTCAATCACTGTTTGGCGATTAACATCAAGGATCTTACGGTCAGCAGATTGAATCATTCGCTTTTCAGCTTTTAATCCTTCTATCTGAAGATCCTTTTGAGATGCGCAAGAATCAAGTCTTGCCTCTATTTTGTCAAGTCTCTTGTTAATACTTTTAACATCACCTGAACCACAAGTATTCACAAAGATTGCTACCAAGAAGATGATAGCAATCATGCGAAAACGTTTATCGAGTAATTCGTTTATTTTGTTCATTTTTATTGTGCTTCTGTTTCAGCGGCAATTTCAGCAATAAGTTGATCCTCATATTCTGATACTGCTCCTTGGTCTATAGCATTTTGTACTTGACCTAAATCTCTCTCTAACTGATCTCTCTTTTCTTTATCTTGTTTAGCACGAGATAAAGCGTCAGTGATAGGTTTCAATGTTGTGTTAAAGTAATGCAATGCTGAACTTAATCCTACACCAGTTTCTTTTGATAAGAAATAGTAAATAGCCTCAAGAGCTAATGTAGATAGCATGATTTCTTTACGTTTCCCAGTCTCAAGATCTTTGATGATAACATCAAGTTGCTTTCTTGTTTCAATGATTCCCATTGATTCTGAGAAATTCCATTTAGCATCATTAGTAATAAAGTCATGTAAAGCTTTTGCTGTTACAAGCTGACCTTCTACAAGATACGTTTTTGTTTCTAATTCTGCACGGAAATCATTTAATTTCTTTTCAAGATCCGCTGCAAGTTTTTGTCTTTGTTCTAATTTCCCGTCAATATCAACAGGTGCTTTCTCAATAGTAAGAGTTGCTTCTTTTGTCATGGTTTTTGTTTTTTCTTAATTTATATATCTTGGTGAATTTAGATTAGCGTTTTGCATAATTCTATAGCCCAGTTAATTGCACTTGTGATATCCGATTGGAATATCAGTATAAGTGTAAGATAGAACGCATTTAAAACTGCTTTCCAAATAGATAAGTATTTAAAGATAGGATAATACACAATAAGATAAGAGTCAGAGTCAGGAATCTTTTCACCGGATACTGCAACAACTTCACTTAATCCCATTGTGTCAATAAACTTATGGCAAGGAATCATTCTTTCGCCAAGTTTGATGTCAAGCATTTGTTTATCGTCACCAGCATCAGCTGGGTTTGGGTTAAACACGGTATAGATTCTACCAACCCAATCAACTCGCAAGTTAAATCTTTCCCAATCTGCGGTGCCGCGGTACTTACGAATAGCAAATCTAAGGACAGCGTAATTCTTTACGTCCTGTAGAAAGTTTTTTAGATTTCTGAATCTGAATAGTTTCATATTATGATATTTCTTGATTGTATAATTTAACTAAATTAGGATCTTTCTTTAAAAGACTAGCCCTAACAAGTTCACGAGCTTTACGGATACGAGTTCTAACAGTATTATGTTTCCAACCAAGTTGGTCAGCAATTTCTTCGTATTTCATTTTATCAATTTCACGAAGTGTTAAAACGGTTTTGTATAAATCTGGAAGATTCCCAATTTCCTCAACTGCCATATCGTATAGCAAATCGACTGGATGATCTTCATCAGATAAGAAAGCGTCAGATTCAGTAATAGGACCTTTAGCTTCCATGTTTATACCCATCTCTTGCATAGCATCGTATGAATATGTTTTCTTTTTACTTCTGAAAAACAGAAGAGCCTCATTTCGAGCAATACGATAAACCCAAGTACTGAAATTCCAATACGGATCATATTGATGAATCTTTTGCCAAACTTTAGCAAAGGCTGTTGCAATAACCTCATTTCGGTCATCTTGATTAGGAACCAATTCTCTCAAGTAATATGAGATGCTTGGACGTAGGCGATGATACACATCAGTAAAATCCCTTTCGGATCTTGACTCAAAAAATGCTAATCCCATTTCTTGAAGTGATTTCGGTTTAGTTGACATAGATGGCTGTTGAGAATTTTTAGTTAGTGACATAGATACTGTTAGGTTAAGTTAGTTGTTATTTATTTTACAAATATAATAAATTTATTGTGAAATAAAAAACAAATAGGGATAAAGTTATTAACAACTTTAAGCAGGTTAGAATTTCTCCTATCCTGCAAGTTGTTTGAGATAAATTAGTTTGCTTGTTCTGGCTCTCCAGAAATTCCATCAAATCCCGGATCTTTACAATCTTCAGGTTGATTTTCACCAGTGTAATCTGTTTGGTCAGGATCTACCATTGCAGCTCTCAATATATCGTCGCCTGACGGAATTGGATCTGTAGGTATTGGCCCATTCCATGCTTTCTTTACTGGCTCATTTTCTAAAGCCTCAGGTAAATCTTGAGTAACAATAGAAGGAAGTCTATTGAATAATTCGGCAACCTCATTGTATGCAAATTCTCCAAGGAATTGTACAAGTTGGTTTAACTCAGTTTCAGTGAATTGAAAACCTTCACGGTTAATCAAATTCATAAATGGAAATACTTGAGTAAATTTCTTAGTGTTTAAGATGTCTGTTACTCTCTGTTTGAACTCAGGAGTTACTACGTAATTTTGCATATGTCTATTTTATTTATAGTTTATATATCATTATGGTTCATTAGTTCTTGAAATCTGAAAAAAGTTTAGATAAAAATCTAAATTTATCAGTCATGCGATAGTCCATTGCTAAATCCCAATCTTCGGTTTTAATGTAGTCAGCAAAGTCTTTATCATCAGTTTTCATTCGACGATTAACTTCTTTAGGATCATCTCCTCGTTTTAACGATCTATCTAAACGTACTTCATCTGGTGTGTGCATAAAAATAACAACTAGGTTTTCTCTACCTACCGCGTGTATAAGTTTTTCTAATCCTCTTGGTGTTAAGATAAGAAGATCACAATTCTTATAATCACTTTTTGTTAAACCATAATACCAATCATTAAATTCGTCCCATTCAACAAACTGTTCATTAGCTCTTAACTTTTCAAAGTAATCACGAGTCACAAACCTATAACTAATGTCAGGTATTTCATTATGACGGATTGGTCTTGATGTAGTTGATAATGCAGGGCGGCAACCGTTTTCTTGTAACATTGTTGCCAGCTCAGTTTTACCTGAGCAAGATTTTCCAATAAGGACTATTTTCTTTTCCATAGAGTAGACATAAACGCAATGTAGATTACTGCAGTTTCTAAAAAGTTAAACGGTATGTTATTGAATTTGGTTAAGATTAACCATAGTGCGCCATAAACGGCTAAGAATTTTGCAACAAATAATAACAAGAAAGCAAAATGATTAGGCCTTTCAGACCCATCACTTATTTTTTCATCAGCTATTTTTTGTCTTAATAGATTTGTTTTCTCAAAGTCAATCATATAAGGATATTTTTGTAGATTATATTCTACAGCGTAAATAAAGTTCTTTACAGTTATATAGAGGACATTTGCGGACATACAAAAAAATGTATGATAATTACCATACATTAATTTCTATAATAGATTAGAAGTACTTAATCTTCCTCTTGTTCATCAGGTGTTTGGCCTTTACTATCAGGCAGTTCTTTATTAGAACTTGCAATCCTTGGCTCAAAGAATGACTTCTGATTATCAAATGCTTTCTTAAACATATAAAACCCAGTATCACCTGGCGCAGGTTGAACTAAATATTTTGGTGCTTTGTACTCTTCAGTCTCTGACTCAAATGTAGCAAAGTCTGGCGTATTATTTATCTTCTTTGACATTAGTCTTTCCTTCTTTTGATGTTGTTAACGCAATAGTCTTAGCGTGCTCTAAGTCTTGTTTCTTTTTGGTTAAATCATTTCTTTCAATTTCCAACTTAATAAGTTTGCCTTCAATTTCTAAAATCTGAGATTGAAATGATTCTTTATTTCGAACAGCTTCTTTACGAGCTTTTTCAACATCAGCAAGCTGCGCAATTAAACCAGCATTTGCTGACGGTTCAGCCGCAGTCTTTATTTCTTCTGCGTCTTCTTTAACAGCAGCATCGTATTTCTTTGCTTCCCAATCAGAGAATCTCATATATGTTCTTTCCATATTCTATATATTCTTCAATTTACCTTGATAATTTACCATTTATGTAAAGGTTAGTTACTTCTAAACGAGCAATTACTCCTCCTGCTAAACTACCTTGAGATGCAGGAACTTGTTGCTGTTGCTGTTGCTGTTGAGCAGACGGTGAAAATACTTCTTTAGCTTTATCAGCAATTTTAGTAAGTACACCTTTTTCTTCAGCCGCAGGAGTTTTACTTGCCGCTGATTTCTGAGCATTGTTTAAGGCTGCTTGCGCTTGCGCTTGTTCTTTAAGTGCTTGCGTAGTTGCTGAAAGTTTACCAGCATCAACACTTGCTATAGTTTTTAATGAGTCAGCATATGTTTTTAAGTTGCTTGCATCGTCTTTTCCAAATGCGTCCCATACTTTAACAAAGATGCCCATATCTTTAGTGAACTGTCCAAAGTTTTTAGTGAACTTCTCAAAGGGCGTATTAATCTTTGTCATACCTTCTGTGATTGACGCAAATTTTTTGTATAACGTAACTTTATTATTGTCCATTTTATCAAAAGATGCACCCATTGTTGCTAACGAACTTGCAAAGCCAGTTAATACACCGTTAATGTTTTTACCATTCTTAGATGATTCAGCAATGTTCTTAGTAATTCCTAAATACGATTTAGAAACATCAAGTACATCTTCCATAGCAGAAGACATTCTTGGCATAAATTCTATAGCAGTATCTATTTGATCTTCCCATGTATCAAGGTATATACCTAAGTTGGCAAATATTTGTGGGAATGCATATAATAGTTTCTTAGCATTAGCGATTGCTGTTGGAATAGCATCAGCAAAATTAATTGTGCCTTTTGCCACAAGTTTTGCGTTTTTAGTTCCCGGGTTAATAACTTCATTTATGGTTGCTTGACCGCTTGCAAGTTTAAGAACCATATCAGCCATTTTAGAAATAGGATCAACTATTTTACCAGTTGCTTCTATACCAGCCTCAAGTGCGCTATCGGTAAACCAAGAACTACCGCTTTTATAATCTTTACCAAATTGTGTAAGAGGTGCAGTTAATGCAGTAAGTATACTTTCAACATTAGTTGCAGCAAGAGTAAAATCAGTATCATTTAATTTACGAGTAGATATAGGAACAAGTTTTCCATTCTTAACAGCGTATTCAACAATGTTAAGATTTGCCATATCAGTTACTCCTTTAGCAATACCTGCAATAGCATTACCAACTTTAGCCGCCGCTTCTATACCTTTTACTACATAGCCATCTCCCCAGTATTTACCTTCACCCTTTGTAGATTCTTTTCCAAAATTAGATAACGGAATCATTAAAGTTTCTAGGATGAATCCGGTGTTAATACCTGCCATTATGAAATCGCCAGGTGTTAATTTGCGAACACTTTTAGGTACAAGTTTTCCGTTTCTTACTTCGTAATCAACAACGTTAAGGTTTGCCATATCGGAAACACCTTGCGCTAAACTTGAAATTACATTTCCAATATCAGCAGCAGCGCGAATACCTTTTCGCATGTAACCAGCTCCTAATGTAAATGGACCGTATCCAGTTTCACCTAAAGTTGACCACATACCAAAACTGGTTAGAGGTAATGCAAGTGCATTTAGTATTTTTGCAACATTTGGACCAACCTGTTGAATTTCAGCATCAGTTAATTTAACTACTCTTTTAGCTACAAGTTTCTTTGATGCTTTATCATATTCCATTTCAGTGAATGATAAAGTTGCCATTGCTTTTACACCAGCAGCTAAAGAAACTAGAGCAAGACCCATTAAAGCAATCATCGGAATTGCTGCCATTGCTTTAACTATACCTGTTACACCTAATCCATCAAGTGCATGTGAAAACCCTTGTACTGTGCTTGTCAGAGCATTAGTTAAAGCCACTCCATCAGATTCTTGCCAATCTATAGTTTTAAATATTGCAAGAGCACCTGTTAGTATTACCAAAGATGCTGATGCTGGTAAAAGAATGGCGGCACCTACTAGTGCAAGTGGTGCAGCAACAGCTAATTTTTGCATTGCCCAGCCTATTTCAAAAATAGCATAACCAAGATTTTCTGTTTTTTCTCTTGTAAAATCTGCTTTAGACAATATCCAAAGTGCAGCAGCAAACACTACAAGTGAAGCAGCTAATGATATAAGTACACCTGCACCTATTTCAGCAAATACAGCAATTTCAGGCTGACCTAAAATACTTGCAGCCAATCCAAGAATAACGATTGCTCCACCAATTACCGCAACTTTAAGCGCAAGATCTACAGGATTACCTGTGGTTGCTCCTATGATTGCAAGACCTATAGCAAATCCTATCATTGGTATAATTAACTGGTCAAGAACCAGAGCACCTTTTGTAACTTGCCCGCCTTTATCATATTTGCCAAGTGTGTATGCAGCAAAACCAATAAACCCAATAGATAGACCT